TGGACGGGTGCCGACCGTCGGTTCGCACAGCGGCGCCTTTCCTCGGTCGCATTCAGTGGTCCCGAGAAGCGCAGCGGTAGTCCCGATCGCCGGGTAGCACCGGCCGCACCATTCGGTGTACCGATCTCGCCTGCACCACAGCCATCTTTTCCACCCGTCCATCCGTGGGATGGTGACGAGCGACGGGTCGACGAACGTCGTGACGAACTCCTCGAGACACGCCCGTTCGGTCAGCGTCCCAACCGTCGGAGTGGTGTCGAACGGAGAAAGCAACAGGCGTGACAACGGGTATGGCTTGCCAGCATACCCCACACTCCGTTGTACTTCGCGACCACACCGACCACCGTTGCGATGCGTGCCGGACACCAATGGCACAGCCGGCGCCGTCGCTGCACCGATTCGTCGATCGACTTACTCAAATTGTCCATGATCGTGAAAGGCACTAGGATGGGCGGATAGTGCCGAAGTACTCGGACTACGGAACCCTTAGTTCACGATACGTCGAGTCGATTGCCTACTCGCGCTCGCTCGAGGAGGCGCGGAAGAGTTTTGGTTTCCCGCCGACCTTGCCCGAGAGCGCGACGTTGTCGGCTGCAATGGCCGAATTGTCGGCGAACTATGCCCCACAATCGGTAATAAATGCACGGGCTGCGCCGTACAATGCGACTGGCCTCGGCGTGGCCGTCGAGGACTCGGCGCTGGTTTTAGCACTGGCCGCAGTTCCCTCGGGAGGCGGTGCCCTCTACCTACCGACTGGCCGATATATCCTCTCGGCGGATTTCGTGTTACAGAATCGGTCGAACCTCACGATCTACGGCGATGGGCCAGACTCGACCATCCTTGTAATGACCGGCAACGGGGCGATCGATGGGCTGGATCACTACGGGATTAAGCCAATGGGAACGTGCGACCGAGTGACGATCAAAAATCTTCGGATCACTAGTTCGATCGCGACCTCGACTTCTCGTCAGAACGGCATCGCATGTCCCTCGGGCCAGACGCTCACGAATATCAACTATCTGAACATCGAAGTGGATAACACGATCTTGGGGCTCTCCTTTAATTGCGACTCTGCTGGTTCAATCACTGGCGGCAGTGTAAGGGGTTGCTACGTCCACGACATCAAGGGCGGTGTTCCGGGAAGTGGCTACGGGATCCACATCGCGAAAGCAACAGGTATTCAGGTTGTCGATAACCGCCTTGATAAGTGCGAACGCCACTCGATCTACCATGCCGGCACACCGGCCGGGGGGTCTTCCGGCAATTTGATCGGATTCAATACGATCACCAATCATCGACAGGGTGTCTTCGATGCCAGTTATCGGTGTGCGATGGTTGTGTCTCGCTCGAATGGTGTCGAGGTTATCGGGAATATCGTTAAGGATGGATACGACGGTGCGTTGGAGATAAGTCCCGATCAGACCACCACGACAAATTGCACGAATGTTCTGGTCGTCGGCAATTTCTTCATCGGCAGAAAGAATGTTAATGCCTATATTCTGGTCGGTGAACAGGCCGTACCTGCGGGCTATTGGGCTCAAGATATTGTCATACAGTCCAATTTCTTTTACAGCGATCAGGCCGGGACTGAGCTGGTCGTCTTAAATGGAAAGGGGGTTGATATAGAGGGCAATCGCTTCCGGCGTGCACTGGTGAACGATGCAGGCGCACGAGTCGTGGTAGCGGTTGGTCACTCGGTGTATTCGCCCAACCTAGCCGACATTGACGACGTGAATGTTAACAACAATCGCTTCAAGTTCTCGGGCACTACGTTGACCGACACACGGGCGGTCCAGTTTGACGGCGCTCTTTGCACGGCACAGGTGCCGTGCGATATGCTGAATAACAAGTTCATCGGCGTCGTCTATCCGACCGCCTACACCGCGGGCCGCACGAATACGGCGATGCGATATTATGGAAACAGTATGTCTGATGGTAGTGCCAAGCAGGGCGGAATGTTCTATTACGGTGCAGTCGGCATGACATCCGGCGTCGGTGCACCGGCGGCAGGTACAGGAGCTACCGGAGACTTCTATTTCCGGCAGGACGGCGGGGCGGGCACATCCGTCTACATGAATCGTGGTGGTTGGGTGGGGATCCTATGACCATGCACAGTGGGAGATAGCGCCTTAACGGCCCGTTGGAATTAGCCAGTAACACTCCGGCCACCCCACAACTTGATCCGAATGTAGCATTGACTGCCGCACTTGCAAAAAGCAGAGGGAAGGACTACCCGCCGCCTAGTGCTGACCAGAAGGTAAAAGCTGACTATGTAGCCAAACTTCATGCGCTCGGCGAACCTGATGCGCTCGCTCGCTATCGGCAGGCCGTGCATAACCTGCTTTACTACGGCGGTCGGCAGTGGATCGATTGGACCCGCACCGACAAGAACTACAAAGACATCCCGAACCCGACGGGCGAGCCGCGTTGCACACTCAACTATATCGAACCGATCCTTCATTCGCGCATCGCGCGCCTCACATCGAGCTCGCTGTCGTGGCGGGTCGTTCCCGAAACGAACTCGTACGACGAGAAAGACAAGGGCAAGGTCGCCGTCGATTTCCTGAACGCGACGTGGAAGCGGAGCGATATGGACTTCAAGGTCCAGCGTTCGTTCCTGATCGCGTTCTGTGCTGGTGTCATGGCGTTCAAGAGTTTCTGGAACAAGAGCATCGGTCGCTCGACACCGGCCACGAAGTTCTTCGAACAGCAGCCGATCTTTAATCAGGAGACGGGAGCGATCGAGCCACAGCAGCCGATCCAACAGTACGTCGACATCGACGGCAATCCCGTCGAGTCCGAGGGCGAGGCCGCGAAGATCCGACCGGGCGATACCGACACGTCGGTACGGACGATCTTCAATATCCGCCTGAACCCCGAGGCGCAGGGTTGGACCGTCGCCGAAGGGTTCCGGTGGGCGATCGATTCCGACGTCGTTCCTCTCTCGACGGCCAAGGAACTATTTCCGGCGATCGCCGACAAGATCGGCCCACTCGAGTCGAACGAATCGTCACTCACGTACGAGAAGATCGCACAAGGCACCGTCCGCAGCGGGACGTCGACGTCGACCAATCCGTTTGTCGGTCGACAGTCGTCGGGCGGTACGACACAAGCCGATATGGCCGTTATTCGCGAGTACTGGGAAGCACCGTGCGATTACTTCAAGCAAGGCCGGCTCCTCGTTGTTGTCGGCGGTGTCTGTGCCTACGACGGCCCGTTCCCCGACGGGATATTCCCGTACTCGCCGCTCTTCGATACGCCGGGCACATTCACTCCCTGGGGCCGGGCATCGGTCAATACGATGATCTCGCCACAGAACGTCATCAATCGGCAGTGGTCGGCGATCGTTGCACAGGCCGATGCCGACGGTATCGGTCGGTACGTCGCGTGGGGTGTGCCGGGCGTACCCGATCAGATTACGTCGGCGTCCCAGAAGGTCATTCAGATCCCGCTTCGTACATCGATTGCCAATCGGCCGATCGGCGACGTTTTCCGTCGGCTCGAGCCCGGCCAGGTCAGCCCGGATCGGTGGAAACTGATCGAACAGGCGAAGATCGCGCTGTTCGACGTCGGCGCGTGGCACGAAGTAACGCGCGGTCAGATCCCACCGGGACTCGACTCGGGTGTCGCTATCGAACGACTGCTCGAGAGCGAGGCCGGCTCTCTCAAAGGCTCGGTCGACGCGCTCAAGCGGACATATATAACGTGGGCGCGTCATCAGTTGACGATCGCCAAGAAGAACTACGGTGCCGACGAGACACGGTGGATCCCCGTCGATCGGCCCGATCTTGGTTACATGGTCGAGGGCGTGACGGGCGACAAACTGCCCGATCCCGAATCGTTGGTATTGGAACTCGAGAACTTCCGGCCACAGAGCGAGGCTGCGATGCGGGCCGAAGTCAAGGAGTTGATGCAGCTCCAGGTCATTCCGCCGCGCGAAGGACTCAAGATGATGGATCTCGGCCGCGGACTCGATGCCGTATTTGATACGGCGACCCGTCATTACTCGCGCGCGCGTAAAGAGAATCTGAACTTCCAGACGGGTGACGTGAAGGAAATAATGGTCGAGGGATTCCCGACGTTCCTGCACGTCGAAGACGGCTCGCCGTTCCTGCTTCCGCAAGACGACGACCATTCGATTCACATCGATGTTCACAACGAAGTCGCACTCGACGACAGTCAAGCGTGGCCCGTTCGGCAAGCCATGCTAATGCACATCGCCACACATCGCCAGGCCGTGATGCAGCAGACATTGCAACAGGCGGCCATGTCTGTGCAGTTGGCCGGTGCCAACGCACAGGCGACCGCACCGCCCACTCCCCCGGCCAAGAGCAAATGACAGAAGATAGACTGGCGCCCCGCGCTCACGCTGACGCGACGGTTACCTATGGCCCGAACCGGATCGTAGGTGAGGTCTTAGAACTCGAAGGTCACTACGAGGTCTGGTGCATCGGCCCGGACGGGTGTGAGAAGTGGCGCGACACGATCAAGAATCTCGTCACGACAGTCGGTAAGAACGATTTTCTCGACAAGTACCTGAAGGGCGCGGCCTACACGCAGACGATACGTTTGGGCCTGAAGGCTGTGGGCGCGGCGGCCGTAGGCGACACGCAAGCCTCGCACGCGGGTTGGCTCGAAGCCGGAGCCGCGAACGCGCCGACCTATACCGTGCCCCGCAAAACCGTGACGATGGGCGCAGCCGCAGCGGGTAGCTCGGTCAGTCCCGTACAGGCGTTTGCGATAACGGGTGCGGGCACTGTCGCTGGCTGCTTCATCAATAACGGCGGAAGCGCGACGGTTGATGATACAACGGGCGTCCTCTTTTCGGCTGGCGACTTCACGGGTGGCAATAAGGTGGTGGCGAATCTGGATACGGTCAACGTGACGTATACACTCGGCGTTTAGTAAATGAGCGTCACTACTCAGGCCACCACGCTCGCAACCGTTCCTTCGGGAACGGTTATATCGACTGCTCCGGGTGATGGTGGAATAGTACAAGGTATGCAGATCATGGACTCCTCGGGCGTCACCTACAAGGGACGGGCTTGCACGTTTCGGATTCCGGGGCGTGCGGGAACAGCGGGCCAGAATCTCTTTTCGATCCACAACGCCACGGGCTCGACCAAGATCGTCAACATCAATTCGCTAAAGATTGACATGGTGGCAACGGTCGTGAAGGCCGTGACGGTTCTCCCGCCTGTCATTCGCGCCTATCGTGTGACGGTGCTGCCGACGAATGGAACGGCAGTCACTAAGACGCCCCGCGATTCTCAGCTCACGTCTAGCGCATCTGTCACGGTGCTTCAGGACGCCTCGGTAGACGGCACCAGCTCGGGGACAACGCTAACGGCAACGCTCGTGGCGGGGGCGGTCTTGACGGAGGAGTTCGCGCCCCGGCTCATTACGGCAGCGGGTTACGAGATGTTCGACCGCGCTGAGTGGTTCGCTGATACCGGAATAACGCTCCGGGCTCTTGAGGGGGCCGTGTTTCGCCTCGATTACGTGTTGGCGACGCAGAACCCGATCACAGACATGTGGATTGTCTCCTGCGAGTGGGACGAGACCTAAGTGTCACTCCTTACCCTCTTCGCCGGCGCGGCACTAGCCGCTGGTGGTACAGTATTCAATGTTTCCGTCACCGAATCGGTAACAGTTGCCGATACGCAATCCGCACAGGCTGTATTTGCGCCTGCGATCTCTGAGTCTGTCAGTGCGGTAGACAGTCAGACTGGCAACGCCGTATTCGTAGTCGCTCAGGCCGAAGTAGGCACGGCGGCCGATACCCAAACTGGTATGGCGACGTTCGTTGTCGCTCTTACGGAAACAGGCTCGGCATCTGACAGTAGTACCGGACTGGCTACATTCGCCGCGGCCCTCACCGAATCACTCACCGCATCCGACAGCGAAGATGCGACCGTTTCGTCGGGCAGTGGCGTTATCTACAATGATTCGGTAACAGAAGTCCTATCATCGGCGGATACGGCGGTCGCCTCTGTCGATTTTGTTGTGAGTGTGTCGGAGTCGGGAACCGTAGCCGAGACTATCGTCGGCGATGTTCTATCGACTCCACTGCCCTTCGTTCCCGAACTTGGTGCCGGTTCGGGTGGTGGGTCGGGTGGTGGCATGGATGCCTATGCCTCGATGCGGTGGGCCGAATACGACCGTCGCAAGGGTCGGAAGCCGATCGAGCAGATCGTTGCGCCCGTCAAGCAGCCGACATCTCCGGCCAAGGCTATCGTCGCGCCCCCGCGGCGTGTCGTTACCGTCCTCGAGCCCGTCGACCTCGACGAGCACGATCGGGCGCTCGAACGACTCACCGCTTCCATCCCCGAAGCACTCGAGGAACCCGCACCGTCGCTCGTTGTTGTCGAGCCGGTTCCGTCAGGGTACACCCAGGCCGCCTTCGATGCACTACAACAGCGCAAGTCGACTGCCCGCCGACACATCGAAAGCGATGCGAGTCAGCGGCAGGCCATTTTCGACCGTTTGGCCGATCGCATCGAACCCGCCTCCGTCCGCGAAGTACGCACCGAACGCGCACGTACGAACCTATTCAAAAAGCACGAAAGACAAGCGGCACCCGTGCCCGTTAGTCCGGTCGCTATGGCGACCCGAGTAGCCGAGGCCCATCGCAAAGAAGTACGCGAAGCCGAGG